TTCTTGCACAAATGCGTAGAGAATATGAAGCAGGTGGTGGAGAGTGGAGTCGTGCTGTTGCTGTTCGTATGAGAGCAAAAGCAAAAGCAGCAGCACAAGCATCAGGAAGTTGAGTCCAATTAAAGTTACTCACCTCCAAAGTGTCCTAGTAGTATAAGGACAACACTCAAAACAACACTATGCTCTGGCAAGATCGCAATGGTAACTGGTTCAGCACAGTTTCTCCGATTGACATGAAGATTGAAAAAGCAATGATTGAAGCAAACGCTAACAAAGTCTGGGAAGAAAAAGAGCGTTCTGGTGATTGGTTATTTGATGAAATGTTTGGTGGAGACTGATTAACCACCAGAGCACTCTAGATGCCTCTAGAAGTGCTTTATTTCTGTCTTTACTTATCAAACCACTGAGAACAATGAATTACATTCAAATCCCCGATTTTGTCTTTGATGATGTTATTCGCCTTCTCCAAGAGGGTGTTAATGTCTCTCAAAATGTTGATTTTGGTCCTAATCCCGAGACTGAGAGAAGTCTATCCTTTGCGAATGGATACAATCGTGCTACAATGCAAGGTGTGATTGATAAACTGAAGTTCTATAATAAGGCGAATTAAAGTTACTCACCTCTAAAGTGTCCTAATACTAGATAATGATTCCAATGCAAATCCAACTTCGCCCTCATCAAGAACGCGGTGTTGCTGCTATGCAACAGCATGATAAAGGTCAGATTATTGTTCCTACTGGTGGTGGCAAGACTCTGAAGATGATTTACGATGCTCTGCGTGAGTTGCAGTCTGAAACTCCCCAGACTATTGTTGTTGTTGCTCCTCGTATTCTTTTGGCGACTCAGTTGTGTTCTGAGTTTCTGGAGTTTATTACCAATGCGAAAGTATTTCATTGTCACTCTGGAGAAGTTCACTGGGAATCCTCTACTCGCCCTCAAGAGATTCGCAACTGGGTTGATGCTAATGCTGACAATCATCGCCTGATTGTAACCACCTACAATTCCCTGTCGCGTCTTCAGGTGGCAGAGATTGATGTGGATACCATCTACTTTGATGAGGCACATAACAGCGTTCAGCGTCACTTTTTCCCTGCAACTGAGCACTTTGCTGCTAATGCACGTCGCTGCTATTTCTTCACCGCAACTCCCAAACATTCCCTTGCTGTAGGCAAACCTGGGATGAATGATGCTGCTGTGTATGGTCAAGTCATCTGTAAAGTTCCTGCTCCTGAGTTGGTTGAGGGTGGTTACATTGTGCCCCCCAAAGTCATCGTCAAGCAACTTGCTATGGTGACTGGCAAGCAGACTAACTTTGACCGCGATTCGGAGAATCTGCTGGAAACCATTGATGACAACAAGGTTGGCAAGATCCTGATTTGTGCTAAGGCAACCAAGCAAATCGTATCGCTGGTGACTGAAACTGACTTCTGCTTCCAGTTGGAATGTCGCGGTTATTCTTGGATGTATATTACTGCCAAGACTGGCGCAGTTATTGATGGCAAGAAGGTCAATCGTGAGGTGTTCTTTGACACTCTGAGCGCATGGGGTAAGGATAACGATAAGAAGTTCGTTGTTCTTCACCACTCCATCCTCGCAGAAGGTATCAACGTCAGCGGTCTGGAAGCGGTACTTTTCCTTCGCAATATGGACTTCATTGGCATCAGTCAGACCATCGGACGTTGCATCCGCCTGCATCACGATGATGCCAAAGGTATGCGCGATGGACGTATTGAACCTGGCAACCTGAGTCAGTATAGCAAATCGTTCGGTCTTGTGTGTATCCCTGTCTACAGCAAGGTTGGTATTGCCACTGCCCGCAGTGTTCAGTCTGTGGTTGATACGATCTTTGAAAAGGGCGAACCTGCCATCTCCACCGTTCGCAGGTGAGTCTCACTGAGAACCCAGTCACAGTCAGGGGTCAAACCCTGATTTTTCTGTAATTCTACCTGGAGGGTGTCATAGGTCATCCACCGCAACCAAATCCACGATTTTTTGGAAAGTGTAATGAAAGAAGGATTTATTATCGGCAAAGGTAACTACGCTGCGATTCCATTTGGCAATCAACTGATGGTCATTCACAACGGAGAGCAACTCAAAGTGTGTAGGACAGAAGCATCAGCCAGGAAGTTCATAGATGACCACAAAAAGGGTAAGTCACTGGGCAAACTTCCTGTAAATTAAAGTTACTCACCTCTAAAGTGTTGTAGTAATGTAACCTTTCAACTTACGCTTGCGTAAGAGAAATTATGAAACAATTTTGGCAAGAAGTTCTACTTCTCCCCTATAAACCCAACAGTCAAGATAATCCTCTCCATGAGAAACAAGTCATGGAATTGCTTGACAAGTATGGATTCAAGTATGAATGGCAACCTAACGGTCCACAACAATCTCCAGATTTTCGTGTCACTCTACCTAACGGTCGTGTAGTTGACATTGAATGTAAGTCTTCTAAGCAAACATTTCCCACTTATAATGGCGGTTTGCCGAAGGAAGGAGTCATTTACATTTTCAGCAGTAAGAAGTATAATGAAACTACTATCTTCTTTGCTGATGATGTAGTTTCTCCTAAAAAACGTCAGCAGTTTGCTAACCTTGTGGAGGAACTCAATGCTGTTCTGAAAGTTCACCAAATGGATGAAGAGTGGCAGCAGGATGATAGAGGTTTCGACTTCTACATCCGCAATATGTACGTTCAGAATGGTGCTGGTAAAAAGGATTACTTCAAGCACTCTAATCGCAAACAATGTGAATCTAATGTTCTCAATTTCAACTGGGGTTGATAATATCTCCCAATCCTGCTAAACTAAACTAACCAAACAATCACTTTAATCATGAGCACCACCAAAACCCAACTCCTTGACCTTCTGAAAGAAAACTACGATTCTGAAGTTGCATTCCACGTCCAAGACATTTATCAACTTCTTTCTAACATTTCCTCCACGATTTACAGTCACCTGGAAGTTCCTACTGCTGGTGTACTTCGTGATGTTCAAGAACTTCGGGATGATGATGTTTTGACTTTTGTTGATTATAACGGCACTTACTTTCTGAATCCTTCTTCTGTTATTGATTCGGAACAGAATATCTTTTCTCTTGAGATGCTTGAACGTCACGGTCGCATCTTGATGTGGGATGATAAAACTAAGACCACATCTGCTCCTGGAATCACTTTCAAGCAATGGATGATTGCTAACAAAAATGAGGTCATGTCGCACACGATTGCGCGTGAACTTGATATTCCTTGCCAAACTCGTGTTGACCAAGCACTGTTTAAGGGCACACAAAATGAGATTCGTGATAGCATCTTGAGTGGTGGTTATGATTATCACTGCTATCAACCTGCTGTGTCTGAGTTGAATCCTCCCGTTGAATATCAGGGTAATGTCTACAAGTATATTGTCCGTGATGGTAACAATCGCTTTGAACTTCCCTGGAATTACTTCCCTTGTGCTCTGATTGAGGGTGAAAGTGAATACTCTCTGCTTCAGTTTGGTGCGATGGCAAACAATCCAAACAAGGAAAAGAAGAATGATTGCACTCCTAATGATGTGAAACATATCATTAGACTTGGTTTCAAATACGGTGAAATTGAGAAGACTGAAGATGCAGTCTTTGAGATTCTTTCCACTCGATACAAAGAAACTCGCAAGAAAGACCGTCGCAACTTTGTTGCTGAAATCCTTGCTGAAGAAGGTATCAAACTCTCTATTGAACCTTACGACATCACTAAAGCACGTAAACATCTCACCGAAAACTATGGCGTTGAGATGAATGACCATGACTTCATTATGGGATGGGGTCGTAAGTCTGACCACTATCGTAAGTTGTTCTGGATGTTTGAGCATCAACTTGAGAACCCTGAAGTTGATATGAAAGCATATTACTTCCTGGAACAGGGTCAAGGTGTTGATATTCAACCAACTGAAATCAATATCGTCTCTCAACGTGTAATGATGGAAAGTGAGCGCAAAGTCTACATCAACCACTGCTGTAAGGTTGCTGATTCTTACCGTGCTGGACAAATCAAACCGATTGATGTAAAATGGTTGGCACAGGCAAACGGCAAAGAGAAGTATAATGAGTTCCAATGATTATCAAGTTCTAACTGGAGATTGTCAAGAGATTCTATCCACTCATGATGATAATACTTTCCATTCATGTATAAGTGATCCTCCTTATGGAATGGGTATGGATCATTGGGATCATTCTGTTCCTAGTGTAGACATTTGGCGTGAGGTGTTTCGTACTCTTCGCCCAGGTGCCTTTTGTCTTGCTTTCTGTTCCCCAGAATTGTATCATCGTCTGGCATGTAATGTTGAGGATGCTGGGTTCACAATCAAAGACCAGATTATGTGGATGACTACAACCAAAATGCCGAAGTTTAATCGGTTGAAACCAGCACACGAACCCATTGTAGTGGCACAAAAACCATACAAGGGATCTCTTCAAAGTAACTTTGAAGAGTGGGGATGTGGTCTCATTGATACAGAGAACACCCGCGTACCTTGGGACAAGAAACCTCCTAAAGGTTGGGTTGCCCAAGGTACCAAGCGTCGTACATTTGGTCGAGATGGTAATACAACTGGTAGTGGCAAAGAGTATGGTACAGTAGACGCAAATCCTGCTGGTCGCTATCCTTCCAACATTATCGGTGAGGTACACTCAGAACATCAAAAGTATTTCTATGCTCCTCGTGCCACACGCAAAGAGAAGGGAACTGACAACGATCATCCTACAGTCAAACCCGTGGATTTGATGGCATATCTGATTAAAGTCTATTCTCCAGTTGGTTCTACTGTTCTCGATCCTTTTTGTGGTAGTGGTAGCACTGGTGTAGCAGCATTGTCTTGTGGGCGGGATTTTGTTGGTATTGATTTGTCTCAGCATTATGTTGACATTGCCACGAAGCGATGTGAAGAAACTGTAATCGTGGAAGATGAGGCAAATCCTATCATATCTTCAATGAATTAAAGTTACTCACCTCCAAAGTGTCCCAGTAATGTAAGGAGCGCACCGCTCCACAATCTATCACAAATGCAAGAGAAAATCGCACAGGTTAAGAACTTCGTGAATGAGAATGTTTCTAACGAACTTCTCAAGAATGTTGGTCTCACAACTGCTATTCTGTTTGTCGTGATTGTTTCACAACTTCTTATTCACGAAGTTGTTGCAGTTGTTGATGCAATCCCCGTGTTCAATGGTGTTCTTCAACTCATTGGACTTGTGGCATTTATTAACTTCACCCGCAACAATCTACTGACTGCTGAACAACGCACTGCACTGGTTGATAAAGTCAAAAACTCTTACGATCAAGTTGTTGAGTGAATGTGAGAGGGTTTATCCCTCTCTTTTTTTGTCGCAATTAAAGTTACTCACCTCCAAAGTGTCCTAGTAGTATGACAAGGCAACCAATGCAAAACAAGCACCTAGAGCATCCTGAAGATGAGATTCTGACGGGCAATCTGTCGGTTCTGGATTGGTTTCACGAGGTAGAATCTACCATCAGTGTCAAGATGGATGGTGCTCCTGCTATTGTTTGGGGTACAAATCCTGAGAATGGTAAGTTTTTTGTCTGCACGAAAGCAGCATTTAACAAGAAAAAGATTCGCCTTTGCTACACCGAAGATGACATTTTTACGCACTTTGGTGGACAACCTCGCGTAACCCAAATCCTCATCTATTGCCTGGAGTTTTTGCCTCGCACTAAACGAGTGTATCAGGGAGATTGGATTGGTTTTGGTAAAGGGTTGGATACATTCAAACCCAACACCATTACCTACAGGTTCCCTGAGATTGTGCGTCAGGAGATTATCATTTGTCCTCACACTTACTACACTGGTGATAAACTGCCAGAGATGATAGCACACCCTATCACCAGCAAGTTTGCGAGCACCAAGACTGTTCTGTTTGTTCAACCTGAGGTTGAACTGAATCCTTATCGTGAAGATTTGGAGGATGTGTGTAAGTTTGCCAAGCAAATGAGCACTCTATGTGAGTTTGTGACTGACCGCAAGGCATCAGAAATCAAAAAAGAGATTAACTCCTGCATCAGGGAGCAACGGGTCATCTGTGAAAATGAAATCGCAGAAAAATGTGATTGTGACATCAACCTGCTGCGTTTGTGGAAGTTGGTGAAGTCTATCAAAGAAGATTTGTTCCTGTTTATTCACGAACTGGACAACATTGAGTGTTCTATCAATGGTGAAGATTCCTTCCACGAAGGTTTCGTCATTCACAACAAGTTTGGGTCTTTCAAAGTCATTGACCGCGAAGTATTCTCTCACAACAACTTCGTTCTGCCCAAGAATTGGAGTTGATTAAAGTTACTCACCTCCAAAGTGTCCTAGTAGTATGATCACAACCACAATGCAAGCACAAGCGCAACAAACTATCGCAGAGAACGTGTATAAGAACACTCTGCTGCTGATTGAAGCACTGAAAGACAACTATCGCCAGTATTCTATTCGTGGGCATCAGCGTTCTGTTGAGCGATTTGATGCAACTCCTGGGTATCATCAGCAGAAGATTGATGAACTCAAGTCTGGCAAGTGTGACATTGATTATCAAGTAGAAACTGGTAAAAAGTATCACAAAGTCATCTTTGTTGATGGTGGTGGACATCGTTCTGTTCACTGCTTCATTGATAAGAACACTGGTGAAATCTACAAGAGTTCCAGTTGGAAATCTCCTGCCAAAGGTGTTCGTTATGACCTGCGATTGATTCAAGATCGTGAGTATCTGCTGGAGAACGCAGACTGGAGCGGTTCATATTTGTACGCAAAATGAGCAACACAATGACTGAAACTATCAACGAACTGACTGTCACAAAGTCTCTCAAACTTCTGCGTGATGGGTTCAAGAATGAACTTGCCACTGCTCTATTCGCAGATGAACGCACAACTGAACTCTTTGCCCAACTGATTAGTGAGTTTGTAGAGACGAACATTCCTGTGGTTGATGATGAGAACCAGATGGAACTTTCTATGATGCTGTTGGAAACTCTTGACATTGTAGCACGATGACTTACTCTAACCTCTCAAAGATTCGTCCCAAACTTCGTACTGAAGGTCGCATAACTGGAAATTGGGGCAAACCAAAAGTTAAGGCAGGTTCTACACTCAATGAACTTGGTGTGACTGATGCTGAAGTCGTCAAATGTGCGACACAAGATGAGTATTTGAATCGTCTTTATTATGCTTTTGATAACACTACCGAACCTAAACTTCGTCAGTTCCTTTATCAGGAGATTCGCAAAATCCACATCCAAAGAGGAACTTGGTAATGGCAACTTATCGTGCAAAGTGTTGGTTAGGTTCTTCCTCTGGTTATCAAGAACTGGAAGTTCAATCCAACACACTTAATGGTGCAAAAGAGCAGTTTGAGAGAATCTATGGAGCAGAACAGATTATCAACTTGAGAAAGGTAAGATCTGGTGGTTCATATTCATCTTCTGGTGGTGATGTTAGTGGTTATCTTATCCTAGGTGCAATTCTGTTTGGTATTTGGTTGATTGTAGAATACTGGTGGATTGTTGTGCCTGCCGCTGCAATCCTTGGGTTTCTTGTCTGGTATGGTTCGCAGGATTAAAGTTACTCACCTCCAAAGTGTCCCAGTAGTATGAGCAACACTACCAACCGCAAGTTTCACAACATCTCCCTCGAAGATCGTGAGATGTTTGCCTACAACGCCGCTTACGAGCGTAAGCAACAACAACTCGCTAAAGTTACTCCTGAGCAGCGTATCAAATACTGCTTTGAGTTTCTGAAAGGTTACATCGCTGACGGTGACTCTGAAATGGCAAAGCGTTGCTATGATGGTATCGCTAAGTACAGCGAAGTTCTTGACACCTCTGAGGCACACTACTGATTATGAAGTTTGTTGGTAACTGCTAATCTTCTGATTGCTTGCGGAGATTATGTGATTGATAGTATTACCACTGAATATGGAGTAGAAGAATGAGGTTCCGTAACATAGAGTTCCGTTGGAGCAAATGTAACAACAAGTATGAACTTGTCAAGTGGTATCCTCAAACTCATGGTGAAACTTGTTGTGTCGTTGCTTTCTTTGATAAAAACAAAGAGGGATACGATATGAGAACCATAGGTAATAGGTTCTTTGAGGATAAAGATGCTTGGGTTGTTGGTAAGTATGGTTTGGAGTTTCTAAACGAAGTCTTTGAGATTGAAAGGATTGAAGAGGAACTAAAATGATTGAAATCACATTTACCAGAGAAGAACTCCGTCATCTTTATGATGTTCTTCGAAGAAATCATCTTCAAGTCAAGCAATCGATAATGAATAAAATTGATGAAGAACTTATTGCCGATGAAATCTTTGAACTTCTTGGTGATCTTGAGTGTTTGGATCCTACTCTTGATGAGGAATGGCAGAACAAACTGTGGTATGATGACCCAGAAGACGAGTACACTATTGCTGTGAAACGAAATCGTAACCTGTGGAACCGTAACACGATTGCTGAATTGAAAACTCTTATCGGTAAACTGGAGGCAAATGACTGACACCTGGAAGAAATGGAATATCTGGACTTCTATTCATCTCTTTGAGTATTGTGTGTATTCTTGGAGAAATCATATGTGGAACCATCTTGATGGATATCCTAATGGAGAAAGAATGAGAAACTTGTTCTGGTATTATCTAAACTACGGAAACACTAACACTTATTATGACTGACGGTTACACTTTCAATCGTGTTGAGTTCACTGCTAATGAGGAAACTTGCATCCTTAAGTTTCTCAATCAAGCACGAGAATGTGGGTATCCCAGTGCTAACGAAGAATGGTATCCTGTGATTGATTCTATCTTTCAAAAGTTCTTTGATTCTAACATCAAGGAGGCACAAGTTATCTGGGATTAAAGTTACTCACCTCCAAAGTGTCCTAGTAGTATGATTAACACCTTCACCGTCCGATTCGATTCCAATTCTCTCAATTCTCCTGAGTATATTGGACCTTTCTACTCCGAAGATGATGCCCAAGACTATTGTGATTCCCGCAACGGTTCTTTACAACTAGGCGGGATTCCTTCCTGGGTTGCTTGTTACTCTGTTGTTGACTGATTATGACACAAACCACTCTCACTTTTGAGGAGATTGATGCACTTCTCAAGTTCATCGAGTTTCACACAGATTCATTCGTTGATGAAGAATCTGCACAAGAATTGAATGAACTTGTCGGCACAGATGTCGATGCACTCTATAACAAACTCTCCGAAATGCAGGATGAAGTCTGATGCGAATTGCTTTTCTAATTGCTACTCTAGCACTAGGACTTCGCGTTGGTTTGATTGCACATGCAAGCACCAATGAGTATCAAGAACAACAGGCAGAATTGTTCTGCCAAGCAAACCCTAACTACTGCAACGCAAAATGACTTTCACTGACGCACTGATTGCCGCTGGTTATGTCTTTGATGATGAGAATTATGATGGTTGCTATGTAAAACAAGACAGTGACGGTTTCATTCACCTTTATCAAGAAAATGTGGAGGATGAGACTGACACTCTCTGGAATTATGTCAAGATGACTGAAGATTTTGATGTCATCACTGAGGTTACTTTTGACCCCAATGTGAATACTATTGTTCAATGATTTCCCTCCCCAATCCTACAGCAAAAATGACTGAAACCACCGAGATGATTATCTACACTTGTGAAGGTCACGGTTGTGCTTACTCGATTGATGATGAAGGCACACTGTACTATACTCCCATCAGTGAATCTGGTGCGGTTCGGTTAGATGATTGGACTGAATGTGAAGCAGTTGATGAACTTGATGAAGAGGGACTGAATGACATTCAAGAGAAACTTATCACACTGAATAAAGCGAACGGCACTTATTTTCGTGTGAATTAAAGTTACTCACCTCCAAAGTGTCCTAGTAGTATGACTAACACTGAAACCACCATGAAATACTACAAAGTAACTGATATTGAGTTTGATTTCGACTATGAAGATCTCACTCAAGAAGAGCAAGATGAGATCATTCAAGAGACTAAAAACTGTCTGTGGGATTCACCTGATGGAGAAGATTGTCTCGCAGATGTAATCACAAATAACACTGGTTGGTGTATCAAATCTCTGCAGTACAAAATCATTAACTGACCTGAAACCATGAAACTGTTTATCATCAACAACGTCCTCTCTGATTATACCTCTGGCATGGCAGTTATCGCTGCTGAAACTAAAGAACAATGCCGCGAGTTGTTTATCAAAGAGTTCAGCGAATATCATGCTGATGAGTTCGACAAGTATGCCAGATTCACTGTCATCGAAAGTGTAGGACTTGATGAGGCAGGTGTTGTTGAATATGTGTACGGTGGAGGTTAATCAGTGGCAACCAAAAGACTCACTTTCAAGTCACCATCTAAAGTGAAAACAATCCTGTTAATCTTTGCTGTTGCCTTTATACTCTCACCTGGAGTTCGCAACACTACCAGCACCACACTTCACACTGTAGCAGACATTATTTCCTCCCATGATTGAAACCAAGTTCTTTATCCTCGATGCCACACAATATCAAAAATATAGTCAACTAGCAGATGAGGTTGGAGTTAGTATTGACTATTATCTGAGCGAGTTTTGTGATGTCGAAGGACCAGACATTTTTGTTGATTAAGTAGCATACTTTTTGCACTGATTGACACTTTCACTTTTTTTGATGATTTCATTGTAGGGAATGACCCAGACTACCTGACAAGCAGAAATCCAAGTTTTTTTGGTTTTTGCTCTAGTGGTGGACTGGGTTCTCAGCGAGTCGCATTTGAGACTGAGACTCGATACCTACAGCAGAGAGCAAACTCCACAAAGTAACACAAACTCTCTGACAATTAAAGTTACTCACCTCCAAAGTGTCCTAGTAGTATGAACATCAACGACCTCTACGACAGCATCAAACTCTCTGAGAATCTTGCTGAAGAAAACTATCAACAACGCAACAGTGTTGTTGACTGTCGCCTCGATGGAGTTTGCAATCACTACTTCCCTCTTTACGTTGAGGGCAATCCTTCATACAAGAATGGTGAAATTGTCCTCACTTGCAAACTCTCCAAGACTGTAAAAGGACAGTTCCGTTATACTTACCAAATCAACGGTAAGCGTATCGCAAAGAAACTGATTGCTTCTGAGTTTCTCTCTCTGGGCGCATTTGCCTGATTCCAACTAATTTCAATCCTACAAACAAATGACACTTACTGCACCTCAACTTGCCACTCTGATTGACAACTATGCCAACTATGTAATTGATGGCATGGACATGGATACATTAGTCCAGTTTGCATACGATACTCTTGTTGCTGAATATAACAAATACAGTGAGAGTGAGTTACTCTCTGAGATTGAAGAGTTGTATGATGAAGAGACTGTAGAGATGTTGTTAGAAACTGCCACGAGCGATTAAAGTTACTCACCTTCAAAGTGTCCTAGTAGTATAAGCACAAACGAAAAACCACTAAATGACTGTCCACTACGCAAATCTCTTCGCTCAGAATACCGATCTCACCGCTGAGTTTGTAACTGACTTCTCCCGTACTTTCAAGTCTTCGACTTTTGATACTTACACCCGAAATGACGGGAAAGTTTATATCAAGCACGGTTTAGATCGTAACTACAAAAACGATGTATTCTCTGTCGAAGCAATGATTTATGAGTACAAAGGTTGCTGGGTTGGTAGTCAAAAAAACTTCGGTAGTTTTGATAACTTTGCTGATGCGATTGCTTGTGCTCGCAATGTCCAACTGTCTGAGGATAGCATCACTCAGAATGAAGCATTTGCACTGATGAGTAACTGAAACTGACTTTGAATTAAAGTTACTCACCTCCAAAGTGTCCTAGTAGTATGATTAACACTTCCTTCGACTTTCAAACCGACATCTCACCTGCACTGTGTGAGTTTATGCTCAATACTGCACCTTTCACTGATTTGAATGACTGTGTAGATTTCGTTTGTAATGTCTTTGACCTTGACGCAACTGATGAACTAATCGATCAGATTGCAGACGAGTTTGATGCTTTCTTCGGCAACTGATAGAATAATGCTAACTGGTATTCTTGTCCTTGTTGCTTATACTTTTGGAGCAGCAAATGTCCTTTTGATTCAATACTTCAATAACAAAGAATGATTGCATTTGTAACACCCAAAAGCAAAAAAGCACAGAATCGTTTCTGTAACTTAATGAATCGAAATGATGAATGTATTGTTGAACAACATAGAGGTGATAAGGTGTTTCTCACTTCTGCTAACGGTAGGAATCACTTTTGGGTGAATCTTGACTATGACAAAGACTGGAACATTGAGTTGAATTAAAGTTACTCACCTCCAAAGTGTCCTAGTAGTATGAGAACTTCCCAAATGTCCCAAATGTCTGTCTACGCTGTAATCGGTGGATTCGATTATGAAGGTGAGAACTTCAAATCTCTCCGCTTGTTTGATTGCTTCTCTTCTGCTGTTGCTTATCAAAAACATCTAGAAGAGAATGAGGGTTTCGATTATGCTATTCTGGAAACCCGTGAGGTATGTCTAGAGTCTGCAATCGCTGCCTGATTATTGTTACTTACTCTGAGATTATGTTTCCTTACCTTCACATCGATAATAGCACGTTAGGTAATCACAATTCCACCTTTTTCAAGGTAAGTGCTGATAATCAAGACTCCTGGATTAACGGCATTTTTCATAACTCACGCTATGGAATCTTCTGTCTTGCTGATGGCAAACTAGAGTTAATCTCCAAAGGATTAAACACTACTAAGTTCCGTAAGTGTAAGTGTAGTGATGAACAAACTGCACTGCAAAAGATTGCACAATGGATCGAAAAGTTCTGAATGGTGATACTAACAACTGGAATGTAAAGACTCTCCATACACTCGAACAACTCATTCTTGATTATACCAAATGATTGAAACTCTTCTCTCTTCACTTGTCGTTGGTCAAGTTATCATTGCACCAAATGTTATTCAAACAGACTATCTAACTGATACACAAGAAGTTATCACTATCACTGAAACAATCCAAGAAGTTCCTAACTAATCTCTCATCATGTTACTCTCCAAAGCATCATTCAACAATCAACAAGTTCTTCCTTTCATAGTTAAGAAAGAGGATGAATATACAGAAGAAGGTAGTTACTCTCTTCACCTATTCTCCAGAACTGTTATTACTAAGGAAGGAAAGAAGTATAGGTATCTCCCCCTAAAGTTTGAAGGAGAGTTAGCACGATTCCGCAAACGTAAGGAAGCAGAAGATTATGCAAGGTACAGATTAGCACTTGATTAGTATAAGATAGAGACCTCACATCAGAGGTCTTTTTTTATGTCTAAATTAC